GAATCTTGATCATTTAATTCAATAAATGGTAAATATTTTGCTACAACTTCTGTTCCACTCTTCCATTCAAATACAGCATTTGTAAATTCTGTAAGAGTAGTATTGATACTAGAAATTCCAATACCAACTATTTCATCAACTTCAGCACGGAATCCTGCACCATTTGTTCCTTCATCATCAAAATCTGTAAGATCACCAACTTTATATCCATCACCACCATTTAAAATAGTTACACCATCAACACTACCTTCTGTTACAGCCTCTATTTTTGAAATTTGCCTTATTTTTTCATAAGATTCGATTACAAAATCATTTCCAGCATGCTGTTCATCTACATTATATGGTAATGTATTTCTTCTCAATCCTGAATTATTGAAATCAAAATCTTGGTCAAGTATTTGATTCTCTGCAATAAATGGTGAACGATAGGTATTACCAATGAAATATGGATATCTTCCTTCTAATTTATTTGTACCAGTTCCCAATCCAACAGTAGAGAAATATGCATAAACACCATTTGGAAATTCTGGTGTTTTTCCAAATCTTCCATTATGAATATCTAAATCTCCAGAGTTATCATATACATGATCTTCTACAAAAAATCCTGCAGAATAACCTGGTGGACGATTTGTAACTCTATTAGTATCAGTTATGTAGGATGGTGTAATAATTTTTAAATCGGAGTTGATGTTTGCAGGATCTGAATATCCAAAAGGACCATATATTGGATTACCATCATATGCCCATCCAACAATAGGTGAGTGTCCTATGATATTTTGAAATTCACCACTTGGTGTTACATTGAAAGTACTTTCAAAATTATTTGCAATATCCTGAGAATAACCTAATATACTGAATCTTAAACTCTCTTCCTTTGTAGATAAGAATGAATCTCCAAATCTATGAGAATTATTTAAAGTTAGACTTCTAACTCTAGCACCATATGCTCCATTAGAACCTCTAGAGAACGATCTAACCTCTGTAGATACGCTACTATAACCAATACCTGTATTTGTAACAATAGCATCTATTACTTGTCCATCTTTAATAACTGGACGAACAACAGCACCAGCACCAGTTCCTGTAGAAATAACTCTAATTTCAGGACTTGAATTATATTCTCTTCCCCTATTAACAACTGCAACGTCTGTTATTCTTCCATTTACAATAATTGGTTTAAATTCTGCATATTTACCATTTTCAATAGTAACTTTTGGTATAACTTCTTTATCAAGAGTAGTAGAACCATAATTTGTTCCTTCTTCATAAAGATAAGCACCAATCAATTCACCTGTTACAACAGGAGTAATTGTAATATCACCAGTAATTGTTGAACCATAAGAAACGTCAACATTAACTTTTATTTGAGGATAATTAAATATCTGGAATCCTTCACCTTTAGTCTTAAAGTTAACATACTTTCCTCTATCATAATTTGCAGTTGAAGTGCCACCTATACCTGCATCTGCTAACTGGAACGTATCGTTTGTTAATTTGTTAATGTAATAAGAAGATGTTGTAGTTAATCCTTGTATAGTTGTTGTTTCTGCGGAATATTCTACAATCTCACCACTTTCAAATCCATGATTTTTAAAAGTGACAACATCTGAGGTTGTCGATATACCAATAGGTTTAACTCTTAATTTACGATGAGTATATCCAGAACCTTCTTCTAAAACCTTAACTGCAACTAGAGTATTTTTACTTTCAGTTCTAAATTTATGAATACCACTTGCAGCAGTATCTGTTGACAATCCGACAGTGTTTATACCAGCAGTTCCGAATAATGCATCTGTTGGTGTGTTAAAAAGTCTAACTGTAGATGGATTTACAGACCTTACATAATATGGAGCACCATCAGACAATGTTCCACTGAGTTTGTTTTCAAGATCATATGCAGTTCCAATACCAATCGGATTATTACCATTTGATCCATAATAAACAAGTTGTCCATCATTTAAACTATGAACAGTTTTAAATGTAATAGTTTCATTTAATATATCAACACCACCATTAAAGAAGACATCTCTACTATCAAACAATAATTCTCTGTTTCTAGTACCTAATATTGGTTCTAATAAACACCCAGTACCATTACCACCAGTCAATGAAATGCTTTGAACCGCATCAATATCAAAATCTTGAGGATCAACAAATACTTCTTTTACAGTACCTTGTACAATTGGTTCAACAGCAGCACCAACTCCTCCAATGCTTGTCTCAATACCTACTATAGGAGGATTAACAATATCATATCCACTTCCACCATTTAATAGGTCAATAGATTCAAGAGGACCATAATATATTTGATTATCTGAAATAGGTGAACGAATTTGAACACCATTTATTAAAATACCAATATCACTTGTAGGTATATCTTGATTTGAACTTACAAATAAGTTCTGAGATAATGGGATTTTTCTTAAAACTTTATCTGCTTCTAATGTTCTGCTCTTATGCTTTTCTAATACAAATCTATGGACATCAGTGGTAGAAGTAGTAGGTCCAACCTGAACTGTACTTGCAGAACCAATTTGTGCTAAAGAATTAAATATTCTAATTTTTGTAATATCTTGACCTGGATCGGGTATAACAGGATCTACAAAGTATGTTCTTCCAGTATCTAAACCAATTAATCCTGCACCTTCTGGTTGATAAGTAACAGCATCTCCTTGTATGAATTTTATATTTCTACTAATATTAAAGTTAATAAAACTGTATCTACCGTTTAGAGGGTTGTATGCATCTAATCCAGCAGCAGTTCCACCTGTAAGAGTCTCTTCAATTATGTTAGTTGTAACGTCATAACTTGGTAATGAGTTTGATGCAACATATCCATCATCATTTCCATCAGTATAAACACTTAAAGTATCTGCTATGAGAGTGTCATTTCCTGTAGAAATATCAACACCTGTACTTGTTGCCTTTTCAATTTTTCTACGAATATCATATAATTGATTTGGATCTTGAGTAAATCCAGCAATATTAGATACTGTGATTTGATTTAATCCAACGTCAATACTTGCAACTTGACCACTTCCAGCAATAACTTGTTCATTTCTCTTCAAAATATCAAATCTATCACCTACTTTGAGGGATGATTTATCAATTTTTGTGTTTAATTTGAATGTAGAACCAGTGATTTCAACTTGAAATCTGGAACTTGTATTGTAAATCCATGAATTTGCAAAAATTTGCTTATAATTTTCACTATCATTTTCTATTTTTTCACCAATATTCTTAACAAAGAAGTTCTCTCCTTCATTAATCAAACTAATATCAGTAATAGGAATCAACTCAGATAATACACCAGTAATTCTTAAGTCGATTCTCTTTGTTAAATCACCATTCTCATATCCAAAAATGGTCTCATCTGCTCTTAAATCATCTGCAGTTCCTATTCCAACACCAACTCCTGTACAACCAAAGAATTGATTTATAGATTTAGATGTATAATTTATCTCTGTGTTAGCACCACTGATGACAGTTCCAGTAGTACCGAAACCAACTGTTGAATCAACGTTGATTATTGAAGAACCTGCAGGTACAGCATCTAGTAATTTCGTATTACCTGGTACAGTAAATACACCTTCAATCAAATCACGGTCACTAAATCCAACAAATAATGCAATTTTATAGTAATTCTTACCGTCTCTTTTTATAATTTCAACTTCTGATACAGATGCGTTTGTAGAAGTATCAGTTGATTTGAATATTGTTTGACCAGTTAAGTTCTGTGGTTCTCCAGTTGGTGTGATTAAATCTGCTACAACAACTTCACGACGTATAAACTCAGCATCAGATGGTTTTATAAGATTACCTTCTAAGTCTAATACTCTTGATTCTACACCATATAATACTTTAAATAGAATTCTGACTGATTCTTCAATACCTTTTGATTGATAAAAAGAACGAGAGAACTTTACAAAGTTACCTACATCTAATTTTTCAGAAAAATCATTGTTTTCTAATCCTGGTAAGAAGGTTTTCTTCATTTTTTTGAAGAATTCCTGTATGAATAATACTGATAAGTTAGTTAAAGTAGCACCAGATGTATGTGTTGCTGCAGTAGTATCGTCAAATTTAAGACTTTCACGATTTATTTCCAATAAAGAAGAGGAAATACCTACATTATACCCTGTTATACCACTAAATCCACGAATACAACCAGTAAATGTAGTAGAAGTTATGCCTGTATAAGATATTATTTCATCATCAATCTTTAATAAACCATACTCTGATGGAAAACCTTTTGTACTTGGTACAGTTATAGTAGTGTCAGATGTTGATACATCAGCAGAAATAGTCGTAATACCTACAACTACTTCAGGAACCAAGTTATCAACTTTCAAATATTGGTCAAGATTAGTTATTAAATCTTGAGCACCTCCTTGAAACTCTTGAGATATGTAATACTGTTTTAAAAATTCCGTTGCATTAGGAAAATTAGATACCACAAAGTCGGGTAACTGATTTTCAATTATGGTATTGACCTTAATTCTTTTGTCAATTTTTGACATAAATTATTTCCTCTCTAAATCTCCATTTGAATAACTGGAGGTATAGTAATCTCTAGTAAATACGACTCCTGACACATCTTCTCCTGAAGCAATTACGTCCTTAACTGTATTTATTGTGCTTTTCGATACGTCAAAATTGAGGTATAAGTCCTTTAGACCTACAACATCATTTGATTCTGGGAAAGCCTGTATCTCTATTATATTATTATCATTCACTGTTGACGTTATATTGATGGTATTTAATATCACCTCACCTTTCTTATAGTCAACAACACCAGCATCTTTAACAATAACTCTCTGCTCATTCTTATTATTCTTAGTAACTACTGAAAGAGTACCCATATGACTACCATCTAAATCACCAGCAGTGTTTTTATTTGGAACGTCAGTAATATAAGCAGTATCATTGAAACCTGCAATGGTAAATCCAGTACTCTTAATATTATATCCAGCAGAATTAACATTAAAACGATTACCAAAACAGAGTTCATATTGTGCAAATTGATTAATTAATGCTTTCATATCCCTTCTAACAATTACTTTTGTAATATTAGAGGTAATACCATTGTCAATACGATCAATTAAAGTACTTACTTTACTATATTTGAATCTACCACCAAACTTATTCAACTCTACATTGTTTGCATATTCATTTAAACCCTTTATAATAGATGTTCTTAAATTAGCAGAAGAGTCAATCTGTGATGGATTGTAGTAGATAGTTGAATTAACTTCCACATATAGTAGTTTCAAGTCAACTATTTCAGAATTTATACCAGCAATAGCGTAATTCTTTAATTTATTTTTAATCTGTGACTTGTCAAAGTCTGATACAAATGTACCATTTTTAGGTTTGATACTTATTTGTACTTTACCAAATTGTGGTGGATCTAACTCTTCACCACCAATCACTGCAACAGACTCAGTTTGAGGGAATATTGTAGCAATAATTGCTTCATAATCTCTTGGTGTAACTGCTCTATACTGTGCTGAGTAGAGTCGAGGAGCAAGATACTTAATAGACGACACATCTTCAACTTCAGCACCATTAGAAGCGTTTTGAACGGTACTTATTGATATAGTATCAGATGGTGTGAAGAGTGTTCCATCACTCTTTGTAAATGAACCTTGGAAACTAAAGTTAGAAGGACCATTTCCTGTTGCACCATCAGTAACAATATATGTTGCTGTAACTACAGATTTGTTCTCAAGTTTTCTACCAAATAACCCATCACCAAATAAAATCTCATATTTTTCGTCCTGAACCTCTTGTGCAAGGAATATTTCTGAATTTTTGTCTATACTTAGTATATTATCAATCATACGATAGTTTCTACCAAGTCCAGTATCAGAAGGACCCGATACATATACTCTTAAAGTTGAACTATCAATGTTAGGAGAGTCAATAATGAACCTTTGATCCTGTGATGTATCAATACGATATACTCTTGAAAGAAGAGTTCCTTCATAAACATCAATTGGTTCATCAAATTGAGCATAAGAAGTACCCCCAATATCCTTAATTCTTGATGAAATCACATCATCAGGAATTGAAAATCTAAATGTAGTATTATCTGAGTTACCTACAACCACCAATCCAGTTTTAAGTGTTAAAAACTTAGTTGTGGCATCATTTGTTGTTCCGACGTTTACATCACCAATCTTTACCTTTGCAATTGCAGCAGTTTTTGAACGAGGAACGTATCCAATATTACGAGCAAGTGATACAACGTTTTCCCTTATAGTTGCAGAGTCTAAAAAGGATTCATTTGCGACTAAATTGGCATTGAATGCGTTAATATAGGTATTATATGCTAAAGTATCAATTAAAATCGAAAAATTAGACCCGTCAAAGTCAAAATCAGTAAAATTTGAGTTTGAACGAAGAAAATCTTTGATTTGTACTTTGATTTGGTCAAAGTCTAGACTTGTAAACTGTGTAAAGGGCATATTATCTCGTTGGTTCTAATATGAATGTAAATTGTTGTGTGGGTATTTCCAATCCAGTAATATCAAACAGTACTTTTACCTCAAGTCCGTTGTTATCTGGAAAAGCATCAACCTCAACTCCTATATTTGAGACTCTTGGTTCAAAATTATTCACTGTTTGACGTATTTGATCCTCAATGATGGTCACAGTTGCATTGGTAAAGTTCTCAAAAAGAGATCCACGTATGTTTGTACCCAACAAAGTGTTAAAAAATCGCTCTGTTGGCATTGTTTCGACCAAATTCCTTACGGATCTGACGATTGCTCGCTCATTACTTATCACAGGTAAGTCCTTTGTCACGGGATGAGGTGAAAATGACAAACTTATATCTTTAAATGCTCTAGATTTACGAATAACCGACATTATTTAATACTTTAGATTTATTTATACCCTATTAAGGAGTATATTCATACCCATACTTCTTTAAATATTCCTCAAATTCATCATCAGGGACTAAACCCTCCCAATATTCCTTCTCAGTATAGACTTTTTTCTCTTTTTGCGACCTTTCAGATTTCATTTTTACCTTTATTCAATAAAAAAGGGTAGACTTGCTACCCTTTTACTTATTTAACGACCTTGCCCTCTGTATCTTTTACGAGCCGAGTTACGGGACGTTGCTGCATATTTCGAGTGTTTTCCCCGCCCTTGACGAGTTTTTTTCGGATGAGATTCCACATAATAAGTAGACCCCATCATACCAGTTTTCTTAGCCATTTAATGGTTCCTCAATGTAAGGTTCATAAGTAATATCTTTCGATGTTAAATCCCTATTGTAATAGGATTCGATTGCAAGATCCTCCATAATATTAAAGAGTTCAGACTCTGACACGTTCCAGAAGATTACCTTGCCTTTACGGAGAACGTTGTAACGGTCTCCTATTTTCTTTTCTTTTTTCTGTTGTCCCATTGATTGAATACAAATAGTCCGATTGCTACCCATATTATAATTGTAA